TACTTGTTGATAGATTTTGTGTAGCGAAAGTCCCTACATTAAGTAGACCTTTCAGTTCACTACAGATGAAGTACTGACCATATGAGATACCAGCAACTTCATTTGGAATTATTTGAGATGTACGAGGTTTTGCAATTGTAAGTGGAGTAGGTTTCTCGGTATCACCACGATAACCATTCACATATGCAACACCAGTAGATACAGTGGCAATAAAATTATCACCAGAATCTGCGAAATCTACAGTAAATGGGTCAACAATATAATTACCAGACTCTTCTTCAGTCCTTGTTGCCATGACATCGTTAATCTTATTATAATCGTCTGTACCAGTTACTTGGTCAACAACCACACCATCTACTACGTCACAGTAGTAAACAAAGTTTTCGTCTTCGGTAATGTCTACTTTGTTGATCAACGAGAGTTTGATACGATAACGATCTGCGCCAGGCGAAGATAAGTTCGGTGTTGCCCCTTGGTTATCATATAGGTCTTCAGTATCCGCAACAGTTACGATGTCTTCGATTACTTTGAAACCAACAGTCGCAGTTGGGTATCTATTATATTTAGAAAGAATGATTGACTGACCCTTTGCAAATACAAAGTGACCACGAGTAAAGAAGTCACCTTCACCGTTCGCAATCATACAACCACGACCAACAGGTAAATCAGTACCGACTGCATTGGCAACTTGTAGTGCGACCGATGCACCCGTGTTGTTTATCACATCACCAGCAGACAATCGGATAGGTTCTTCGCCAGAGTTGCCCGATGAAGTATTGATATACTGAACATAAAGAGTTGCGGGGTCACTACCTTCAGCAGCAACAAACTCAAGTACTCGTACCTGAATACCACTACCACCACCGATGTTCGGCCCAGTAAAAGTTGTTCCAACTAGTGTCTGTGGGTCACTTGGCAGAGAGTATGTTAACACATTTAGTTTGATAAACTCGTAATCATTCGTACAGGTTGGCCCGCCTGGGTTTACTGCGGCACCTTCCTTAAAAATGTTTCGACCAAAACGACCGATCTCTTCTTGAATAATTGTTTGCAGTTGGGTAAGTTCCCTTGCCTGCAATGCACGACCACTATTAAAGAGGATTCGATGATAGTTATCACTATCTTTGAAGTCATCCTTATACGAGGAAGAGAATACGTTTGATGTAAATGTCTTTGGCATCGGTTATTACCTTAAATTTGTATTACGAGTTTAATATCTTCGGTCTGATCTGTTGAACGTGTAACAGAAGCACGGTTATCAATATATAGGACTTCCCCAGTAGAGGTATCTATCTCTGGAACTACGTAATGTGAACTAGACAACAAACTACCAGTACCATTACCATCGGTTTCGTTTACTTGTTCGCCAGCCTGGAAGTTAGTAAAACCTGTTACTTCCGTTTGGTGATACCACACCTCGTCAGAGTCAACTTTATCAACATACGCTTGAGCACCAGTGGTGGCACCTTGGATTATATTGTCGGGAGTGAAGGCCTGAGTTACACTATTGAAACCGAGTTTCTTGAGACATATACCAGTATCCGCAGTAAATAGTACTCCATCCGCAGAGTCTAGTGGATTCTTGAGTAGACCAACCTGTCGGAAATCATTACCAACAATAAAGTCACTACTCTCAACACCTTCTGGTTTACTGTTCAACATGATTGCGGTAGAACGTAGATCATCTCGTGGGTCTGCACCGAATCCACCAACACTACCAAGAATTGCACGTGCTTTAGCAGTTGCGGTTGGTGAACCACCACCAGAAAACTGAACTTCTGCAAAGTTATATCCAGAACCTAGTGTGTAATCACCCGAACTATCAATTAAAGTGACATTTGTTACTTGTCCACCAGAGACTGTCGCAGCCGCTTTTGCCTTTGTGCCATCACCGACAATAGTAACCGTAGGAATAGAGGTATAACCCGCCCCACCCGAAGTAACTTGGTAACCCACGACTTGTCCAGCGATTGCATTATTCTGTACTGTCTCTTGTTCGATATCGGGAGCAGGAGAATCTGCGGTGGTACTTGTTATGAGTTTAGTAGGAATATAGTTCGCAGAAATAAACTTGTTCGCATCCAACGCACCAATAGAATATAAGAACTTCCAGATATAACCATCCGCAGTATCAAATGGAACACCTGTAGTGTTACCTGTCGGTTGTACAGTTGATACCTGTGCATTACCAGCAGAGTTTCTACCTTGTTGGATACACAAATAAACTTGGTTGTTGTCGTTCATGACATAGTAAGTCTGAGCAGGATAACCGATTTGTGCATCATCGTATGCAGAATAGATTGCACCAGATGCCCAATTGTAACGAGGAACAACAAAAGTAATGTCAACTACCTTTTTTGCAGACTGTAAACCGAGACGGAAGTTTCTTTCCTCTCGTGCAGTGTTTAGTACTGTCGGTGCAATGTCCGAATCATTCCAATCTTCTGAACGACCAATTACCGCATAGTAGTGCGTACCCGAAGAATCCATATCATTCTTCAGGTCTTGAATTACTTGCTTTTTAATTGGGTTTGTTATAGTCGCCATTTTCTATATTATCCTATTGTTGTTCCGTTATTACCCACAAAATACCATTTACTCCCAGTAGAGTTCCACATGAGAATACATCCATCGCCTGTACCGAACGAGACATAACCACTTGAACCCACACCATAAATATTTGATGTAGAGGGTACAGTTAATCTCGCCTCACCAGCTCCAATATTTATGAAGGTTTTCATTTCACCTTGAATTGTACCATCAGCGATAGTGGGACTAATCGTACCCGAAGAATTAAATACCGTTTGTGGTTGGTTCATGTTTATCGATGTTGTGGTTGCGATATCGGTTCCCTTCTCTAGAACCAGTTTATTCATAATCTCAATACCACCTGTACCTTTCGCAGATAGTTCAAGACTGATATTCGTGTCCCCACCCGATACATCTATAGATGGGTTGTTACTTGTCGCAGAGTTTGAAATCTCAACATGGTTGACTGCACTCGAAACATTAGCAAACGTGAGATATTCATTACTTGAACTATCTAGTAACGATGCACCACCATCCAAACCACCAAGAGTTGGGTTTTTAATTAGTGGTGTCACTAATGTTTTGTTAGATAAAGTCTGTGTGTGACTATTGAATGTAAACTCATCATTACCACCAAGTAGAGGTAAAGTTGCAGTTCTATCTGCCGCAAGTTCACTTACTCCGATGATATACTGGTGATCACCTGTGGTGTCATCTACCTGAACCGATGAAAGAACTGGTGCAGTAAGAGTCTTATTGGTCAACGTCTGAGTCATGGTATCCAGAACTAACGTTCCCGATGTATTAGGAATTGATACCGTATTATCCGCAGTAGGTTCTACCGCAACAAGACTGGTCTCGTGATCGTCTGGAGAAGAACCTTCAAAAACTATACCAGTACCAGTTAATGATACGATAGGTACAGTAGTATCTCCACCAAGAGTAGTGTAGAGTTCTTGAAAGTTCTCATTTATTTTCTGGGCAGCAACACGTAGGGTATCACCTGTACCATCGTTCGCTGTTGTCCCTCTGTTTAGTGTCTGTCGTGCCATTTTATAGTCCGTTTGTTATCTAACTATTTATAAGATTTATTGTTCATAATATTAAACTTTTTAAGTATTGTCTAATATTAAACTCTTTACGTACTGGTCGGAATCTGCACTCCACCATTGATGTTTCTGTTGATCAAGTGTTTCGAACGCAAAGTTGTTCGATAAGTCCATACCGTTGGTTCCAACTTCATCTGAATCATCAAATGTTGGAGACCCTGCAATCTGTGCCTCCCTCAAAGATGAATACTGTTCGTTGATTTCTGACATCGATGTAAGCGAGAGTTTTTCAAGAGAAATAAGTTCTGGTCTAATTCGATTGTAAACACCAGCTGAATCAGTATATAGGTCATCTACTATAGAACTCAAATCTGTAACTCCTTGATCGACAAAACCAGCAACCGAATGTACCGCAAATGGTGGTGGCGGTTCTATCAAAACTTGTGGTGTAGTTACAGTATCTTCTACAACGGACATTATTTGAACTTCAGAACCAACAAACATACCAGCTGGATGTGCAAATAGTTTATAGGGTTCTATCCACTCAGATTGAGATATGTCAGTCTTTATTAGAACTGCAAATGTCTGGTATAATTTATCATTAGTCAGAAATTTCAATGAGTTGAATCCGATCTCTGAACCTACTTCACCAACCTTGAACACCTGATTTTTTGTATAGTCGATTGTAGGGTCAACACCAAAGAACGTTCGGAAGAACTGTTCGATAGAGAACTTGGTTCCCTTTGAACGATATAACTGGTTAGAATATTTTGCGGCCGCACGTTTGTCTTTGAATCCTTCAAAGTAAGATTGTCCTAACAACAACTCATCTTCAATATATGATAGAAGACCGATGTCCGTTTGTGTAATATCACGACTATAGAACAATTCGTGGATGAGGTTTGCGGGCGAATCACCACTCTCTTCAAACTCATAATACTCTTTCAATAACGAGATGAGTTTAGGATATTCAGTTCTAAAGAAATCAGGGAGAATTTGTTCAATATTATGGTCAATAAAATTGAGTTCTCTCCTGTTGATGTCAGTTAATGTAACATCTTTCTTATTACCCATTAGTTTGTTACCCCAGGCGCAACATCAACGATTCTTGAGAATGTGTTAGATTGGTCAAATTCAAGAATATCTTGTCTAAATGGCGTGATAGCACTTTCATTCGCTGGTTTTGCACTCAATTTGATAAAGGTATCCGAACCAACAAAGTTATCTATTTGAAGACCTACGATAGACACAGTATCACCATCATAAGAACCCACATTATCAACAAGAACCTCGGTATCTTCGGTATTAAATACTTCTAGTTTGTTAGTATTTAGTTTGTTTCTTAGGATACAGTTTTTGTTCTGTAATACAAACTGGTTTGATGTTATGGTATGGTCAACATCATCGGGAACCGCCAAAGCGGTCGCATATCGTAATGTGTAATCTCGAATCGCAGTCAGTGTCGGCGAGAATCGTCTCTGGACAAATGTCTCTGAACGAGAAGACAGGATAGCAGAACTTACGTCATCAATCAATGATAATAGATTAGAACGTCTATATGATTGACCGAACTTACCTGTGTTCTCATCAAAATAAGTTCTGATTGTATTGTTCACTGTGTCCTGAATAGTGTTTCTTGATAATGTAGTCAAGTTCGGGTTAAACTGGAAGAATGTTCTACACTCAACAAAGGTCTTAACTGGGTCGGTGAATTTAAGACCAAACGATGCAACCGATAATTGTTTTGCAAGCTCTATGATGGAATCCTTTGTGACTTGTTCAGTAACCGCATCCACATCAGCATTAAATAGAACGGATAGGAATACTGTACCAAATTGTGGTTCAAGTGCATCCTCACCACCGAAGGATTGTATATCTTTAATGAGTGTGGAGAAGTTTCTCAATACCAGTGTCTTATAATCAGCGGCAGTTACCATTCGATTCTGCGATGCATACTGAAATGGTGCGGTTTGACGAATAGATTCAATCGACTCTTTAGCTGAACCACCTACCGCCTTTGCAATTGTCGATACAGTTACCTCGTATGAACTACCACCAACAGAGACATTTGATTGTGGTTCAAATACTTTCGCAGTGTTGGATTCTGTCCCACTTACCGCAAGGTAATTCAACGTAACCTTTGAACCAGTTGCAGGCGCAGTACCCAAAGTAGAACCATTACCGAATGATAATTCGAAGAAACCATTGGGTGATTCTTTTAAGATATACAATGTGGAGTTTGCACTAATTGTA